CTTGTACGTCAGAAGCTAGAGAAAACACCGACAACGCGTATAGCGTCACCTGCACTCATGGATCCGGTAAGTATGTTCAGTCTGTTACTCGTGCTTTCCGTCTTGCCGTACCTGATGAAGGTTTAGACGGTGATAACGGTGGGTCTGTTGTTAGAGAGTTTGCTTATGAGACACCTACTCGTTACTCTGGACACTCTTGTCCTGGACACGATGCTTGGGGTACTAAAGGATACAATGATAGAAACTACGAGGCACTCAACGGTGCTTGTATCCCTTTAGATGTATGGACTCAAACTGCCTATCAGTTCTCTACCCCTGATGCTTGGCTGTATGACGTGAACAACTACAACGGATGGGGTCACCACCCAGACTATGATAATGGTTAATCCCTTTAAATTACTGAAAGATGAGTGGGAGGAGTTCTGGTATAAGTATTCTGATGAACGGCAGGAGGTGGCTAGACACCGCCTCCGTGTTCATCGTTTGTACATGGAAGGTAAGACTCAGTTCAACCCTTATCTCCACCCTGATAGTGAGTGGTATAAAAACTAATGGCATTTAAATCTTTTAGAGTTCACTTGATTGGCAAAGGCGGAGCATCTGACCACATCATTATTCAAGCAACGAACATTCCTCAAGCACGACAGTTTGCAAAGGATCAATATCCTTCTATGAAAATCGGATCAATCCGTTCAGCTTAACAAGTAGAGGTATTACCACAAGCATAAAACAAAAACTATGCTAAGATAATAATGATGGATGACTTCGGTGTCCATCATTAAACCTCGCTTTTAATAAAGGAGCACAAATGAACAACTCTCTCGTAAAATGGGAACGGTACTCGCCTGTGAGTATGGGACTGGAACAGATGTTCCATCGCCTTGACTCTCTCGCAGACGCAGGAACCAACTTTCCACCATATAACATTCTTAAAGTTTCTGAAAATGAAACTGTCTTGGAAGTTGCACTCGCTGGTTATACTCGCGAGCAACTAGAAGTTGTAGTTGAACGACAGGTTCTAACTATTTCTGCCACAAAGAAAGAAGATGAAACTGAACTTGGTGAATACACTCATCGTGCTGTTGCATCTCGTTCTTTCGCAAAGAACTTCCAACTTGGTGATGCTGCCACAGTTCAGGATGTTAAGTATCAAGATGGACTTCTAACTCTTCGCGTTGTCGTAGAAATTCCAGAAGAACAGCAACGAAAGTCGCTTCCTATCTCCTAATCTAAATAAATTCACGGACTCCCTGCTATAATAGTGGGGAGTTATTTTATCACCACTCACTTAACAATGACAGTTAAAGTACTTGTAACTGCTTTGGGTCAACAGCTTATTGCAGATACCAAACAGATCGAAAATAAAGAATCCAAAGATCTAGTCGGATATTGGCTCAATAATCCTCGCGTTGTGGCTTATAGTCAGAATGAAGAAAGTGGAGTTTCTGTAAATTTCGCTAGTTATTGCCTTGTTTCTGATGAGCAAGCATTCTCCATTCGTTCGGAGCACATTGTTGCTATTCTCGAACCACGTGCAGATGTGATTGCAGCCTACGAAGAACTCGTAGCACCAGCCGAAGACGCAGAAGTGTCTGTTGAAGGCGAAGAACCAACCGAAACCGAAACTAATGATGGAACTGACACTGCTGATACTGAAGCAACCCTCGATGACACTAGTGTCACAGACGGAACAGATGGAGATGGAACCTCGGTGCCATCTTAAGCAACCGTGTGTAGTGGCAGGAAAAACAAAACTGACACTAACTCGATGGCCTGATTACACTGAAGATGAACACATTCTCCTTGACTCTAGTAACCTTCTAACAGTCTGTGAGCCCTCACCTGAAGTGAGAGCTGCTTATCTTAAAAAGATTGGTAAGACTGAAGAAGACTTTACACCAAAAGAAGATGATAAAGTTCTCCTAAATGAAGATGAACAGTTACCTGAGGACACCTGGGTCGATGATTATGAACCAAATTACGACGAACTCCCCAACTGAAGCTTATCTAAGAGGATTGGACTTATTCACTGAGTCTGTCCTCAAACCAGATGTTAGGTTACGGCAATGTGCTCGTAATCAAGATTGTTATGATGACCTGATGCAAATCCGTGAGGATGTGCTAGAATATCTAAAGACGCTGAGGTAGTTTGCGATTTTACACATTTGCCAGATTATATGGCAACAACATACTCCTTCGTGGGTGGGATGATGAATTAGGTGGCTTCTTTAAGAAGAAGGTGCCATTCATGCCCACCTTCTTCTTGCCGTCTAAGAAAGAATCAGAATGGAAGACTCTAGAAGGACAGAATGTTTCTCCTATTCAACCTGGAACCATCAGAGAATGCAAAGACTTCCTCAAACAATATGATGGAGTTGATGGCACCAAAGTCTATGGATTCGATCGTATCCTTTATCAATTTCTAGCAGAAGAGTATCCAGGCACTGTTGATTATGATGTTAACAAGATTAAACTCTGGTCTCTGGATATTGAGACTGCCTCGGAGAATGGTTTTCCTAAGCCTGAACTGGCGGAAGAGGAAGTTCTTCTTATCACTCTCAAGAACTTTAAGACAAAGAGACTGATTACCTTTGGTTCTCGTCCTTATACACCTACTCGTGATGATGTTGAATACATTCTCTGTGAGAATGAGCATGACTTGTTGCTTAACTTCATTGCTTGGTGGGCAGATGTAGAACCTGAAGTCATCACTGGTTGGAATGTGGATGCATTTGATACAACCTACCTCTGTAATCGTATCCTGAAGGTATGTGGTGAACACAACCTTAAGAAACTATCTCCATGGGGTTTGGTGAGCTCACAGACCAAAGATGTGATGGGACGTCCTGTTCAACTCTATGACATTGCAGGTGTCTCTATTCTTGATTATCTTGAAATCTATAAGAAGTTCACTTACACCAACCGTGAGTCTTATCGTCTAGATGTGATTGCTGATCTTGAATTAGGACAGAAGAAACTAGATCACTCTGAGTTTGAAACCTTTAAAGACTTCTATACTAATGGATGGATTAAGTTCGTTGACTACAACCTAGTTGACGTTGACTTGGTTGATAAGTTGGAAGAGAAGATGAAACTCATTGACTTGGTTATGTTGATGGCATATGATGCCCATTGTAACTACATTGATACATTCTTCCAAGTAAGACTATGGGACATCATTATCTACAACTACCTGAAAGAAAGAAACATCGTTGTTCCTCCTAAACAGGTTGCNAGTAGAGATGACCAGTATGCAGGTGCCTATGTCAAAGAACCTATTCCTGGTGGTTATGACTGGGTTGTGTCCTTTGACTTGAACTCACTGTATCCATCACTCATTCGCTTCCTGAACATCTCACCAGAGACTCTCCTAGACAATAAACATCCTCATGCCAACGTAGAGAAGATGATTCTCAAACAAGCTGATATGTCAGTCACAGAGGACATCTGTGTTGCTGCTAATGGAGCTCAATACAGGAAAGATAAGACAGGCATCATGCCTGAGTTGGTTATCAAAATGTATGAAGAACGTGTAAAATACAAGAAGCAGATGCTTGTTCAAAAGCAAGTGCTTGTTGATATTGAAAATGAAATGAAACAGCGAGGTTTGAAGTAACGTGGGGTATTTAATCGGAGGCGATGATGACGCCAAACCAACAGAAGAACTGAAAGTCAGTAAGTCAACACAGTACTCTGATTTGAGTGATGAAGAACTACTAAATCTACACGCACAGACAGTGAAATCTGTTACCAAATGGAGTAACTTCCAACAGGTAAGAAAGATTTGTTTGAACAGTTTGTATGGTGCCATCGGCAACACATACTTCAGGTATTATAAACTTGACAACGCTGAAGCGATTACACTGACTGGGCAAGTTGCTATCCGCTGGATTGAGAGAAAAATCAATGACTTCATCAACAGAACACTCGGAACCGAAGGCAAAGACTATGTCATCGCATCAGATACTGATTCTATTTATCTTCATCTCGGTGAACTTGTGGATCGGGTTGGTTCCCTTTTACCATCTGAGCCACAGCGAACTGTTGAGGTTCTAAACCAGTTCTGTGAGTCAAAGATCGTTCCGTTCATTGACTCATCTTATAAAGAACTATCAGACTATCTGAACTGTTACGAAGAAACACTCGTGATGAAACGCGAGTGTATCGCAGAGAAAGGAATCTGGACAGCAAAGAAACGATATATCCTCAATGTGTGGGATAATGAAGGCGTTCGCTACAATGAACCATCACTTAAGATGATGGGTATTGAAGCAGTTCGTTCTTCTACTCCTGCTCCTATTCGTGGTTACATTAAAGAAGCACTCAACATAATCATGGGTGGCACAGAAGATGAACTGATTGAGTTCATTGCCACTAAACGTAAAGAATGGGAATCATTACCCGCTGATAAAATAGGATTCCCTCGTACTGCCAATAATGTTGGTAAGTATGCTGATGCCACCACCTTGTATAAGAAATCAACTCCTATGCATATTCGTGGTGCATTGATGTTTAATCATTACATCAAACTAAAAGGAATTTCTAACAAATATAACCTTATCAATGGCGGAGATAAGATCAAATACATCTACTTAAGAACTCCTAATATAACAGGAGAAAATGTGATGTCCTTCCTCAGTGAGTTTCCTTCTGAGTTGGGTTTAAATAAGTTTATAGACTATGATATAATGTATCAGAAAGGCTTTATTGATCCTCTTCAAGGCATCCTAGATACCGTCGGTTGGCAAACCGAAAAACAAGCAACACTATTCGATTTCTTTACATGACATTCATCAACGATTTAATCAAAGACATTGGAGACGAACATGCCTCCCTTGCATCCGATATTGACGAAACTGAAACCTATGTTTCAAGCGGTTCGTATATCTTTAATGCTCTTGTTTCTGGTAGTATCTACGGTGGTATTTCTGGCAATAAAATTACCGCAATCGCTGGTGAATCTAGTACAGGAAAGACTTTCTTCGCATTGGCGGTGGTTCGTAGTTTCCTTGATAATGATCCTAATGCTATTGTCATATATTATGACACCGAGTCTGCTGTCACACGTTCTCTTCTGGAAGAACGAGGCATTGATACCAATAGAGTAATTGTAATGAACATTCTCACAATTGAGAAGTTCAGAGCTAAGGCTCTTCAATGTGTAGATAAATACATGAAGCAGCCAGAAGACGATCGTCCACCTATGATGTTCGTCCTAGATTCTCTAGGTATGCTTTCCACCGAGAAAGAAATCGGTGATGTCCTTGACGATAAAATGATTAAGGA